CATTCTCTTCGGTCTTACCATCGTTCGTATCGTTACCGAGTTCGGTGTTGTAGAACGTGGCAGCAGCCAGAACAGTCTTCGGAAGACTCGTAGCAGAGGTCGAACCGATATCATTGGTTGCAGTGACACGGAAAGTGAGGTCGTGACCTTCAAGAGAAGAAGGAACTGTGTAGCTCATTGTAGTAGCACCTGCGATGTCAACTCCGTTGTCGATCCATTGGATTGCATATTCAGAAGGCTGATTGCTCCATGCGCCGAAGTCTGCTTGCCAGACGTTATTCGAACGATCAGACTTAGCAACGATAGCAGGAAGAGTCGTATTTGCAGGAGCAACTGTCTGAGTCGCAACCGCTTCGAGTGTGATCTCGTTCGAGTATCCGATTACATCGTTGTTTCTGTTCGTGAACGTTCGAGCGAGACGAACTTTCTTGCCAGCCATATCATTTCTCGTAGTGAAGGAAGCCAGAGTCTTCTGAAGATCTTGGACAGCTCCGATAGGCAGCGAGAAAGTCGAAACACCAGCACGTGCATCCCACTGATAGTTGTTGGAGCTCGAGCTCGAGATGTTCTGAGCAGACTGTCTGAATACGAGCCAGTCTCCAGCAAGCCACTCGCCAAAGTCATAACTCAGAGTCCAAGAACTCACTGCGTTAGTTGCTACAGCGAGACCGTTGAGTTCCGTTCCTGCAGTAGCACCGACTTTCGACATCTGAGCTTCAGCAATCTGAATTCCGCCTCGATATTTGGCAGCATACATCTTGATACGAATCGAAGAGTTCGTGTTCAAGTGTTTGATATGGACGTCGTAATTCTGGGCACCTTCGTTACCGCCAGCTTCTCCGATAGGGATAGAGAGATAGTCGTTGTCGGTCGTACTAGCAGCTACGGAGTAGTTGTATGTGTTTGATCCTGTGTAGGCACTTCCGCCAAGTCCGACACCGTGATGGTTGTTACCGTCAGGATACGCAGTAGGAACAGTCGAGTTTGCAGCACCAGCGAGATACTTGATAACAGCAGACTTGTGAGCAGGAATTTTCGCCTGATCGATTTGCCATTCGTCAGATTTGACTACGGCGTTTTCCGAAGCAGAACCAGGACTCGAGACTGCAATTCTACCGCCGAGAGTCGTAGGTCCGGAGATCACCGGAGCAGCCACTAGAACTGAAGTCTTGTTCGTAACTGGACCGATCGAGTTCGCAGGATACCATGGGCTGTCACCACCAGCGTTCGTTGCTTGAACCTGGATGGTAATCATGTCGCCGTCGTCGTCAGGCTGAAGAGTGTAAGTCGTAGAAGTTGCACCAGCGATGATGTAAGATGCTCCGCGAAGTACCCGATAACGAAGAGTAGTCGGACTACCGCTGAATGACGGAACAGTCAGAACGACATTGTCTCCTACCTTACCAGTCGACGTAGCTACTACGGAAGACGTAGGAACTGCGAGAGCAGCAATCGTCTTGACGGTAGTCGTAGTCAGGTAGGTAGAGATCTTGGCTTCAATGTTGTAAGTGACGCCTCGAGCGAGATACGGAGTGAAATCGTACGTGAAGTTGCCGAGTGCGTCTGTGATAGCAGACCGAGTAACAACAGTGCCACCGCCGACGGGAGTCGCAATCAGCGAGATCGTGATGTTTTCGACAGTCTTACCAGGACTTACCAAACGACCGTAGACGAATGGAGTCTGGTCTTCTTCAGAGGTGAAGAAAATGTGAACACCTCCGAGGTTCGCAGCGGTAGCTCGATATTCGAGACCGTTCTCGTGTAGAATCATAATGCTTCCGACAGCGACTGCTTCAGGCGGTGCTACAGGAAGTTGATCGACAGTTTTACTTACCATTTAGAAGTTCTCCAGAGAGTCGAGTAGATCACCGAAAGTCATCTTTCGCGATCCGTCAGTTGTACGAATGACAATTAAATCATTCGGTGATAGTTCTGTCAGTACAGAGAGATTATGGAATGCGAGGTTTTCTGAATAATGAATACCGAGATCGAAACCAGCCTGATCACCAGCTAGTCCGTAAACGGAACCATCGGAAAGAAGAAGAACAGAACCGTCTGGATCTTCGCTCTGATTGACCGTGATTGCGATATTGAGAACTCTGCCTTCGGAAGTAGTCAGAGAGTAGTTAATCGTTCCAGCAAACGAAGGAGAAATTCCTTTGATTATCTGGTTGCCAGCTACGATAGAGAGTCGACCATCGTTGGGAGCGATGGTAACAATCGTTTCGTTAGCTCCCGCATCTAGACCTGTGACGGCCGCGATCGGAGTTCCTGGGATGTCGCTGTTATTGTACATTGCTGTCGTGGGTCCTAGAATTCCTTCAATTACGTTTGTTACTGCGATTCTGAAAGTGCGATCGACAGTGGGTCCTTCGCCGCTATCAGCATGGAATGTTACGTCATGAAAAGTCTTTGTCTCGTAGTCGATCGGAGCCGCCAGCTCAATGATGCTTCCTGTCAAAGAGAACTTTCCATCGGCATCAGTTATTTTCGTGAACTCGTAAGTTCCGAGACCATTTACGACAGTGAGAGCACCGATCGTAGTTCCTACGCTAGCGTCTTCAGGAATCGATAATGTTCCTGAAAGAATGATCTGAGGTGTAGGAAGAATGGTGACGGTAATCTGTGACGTTCTCGGACTGTTCGAGGATCCGGAGATAGACTCGATGAGATTGAACGTGTATGTTCCAGGTTCGGTATGATTGTTTCCGAGAATCAGTTCGGAGCTCTGAACGGAGAAGCGACCGTCGTCAGGAGAAACTACAAGAGAAGATCCAACTACGTCATTCTCGATTTCACCTACGACAGTTCCTGGAGGATCAGTAGCAAACGCAGTGCTAGAAGCTAGCGTAAGATGTCGGAGATGAATGTTCGTAAGATTCTTCTTGATCCCGAGAGACAGAAAATTCAGAGGGATCTTGAGCTTCTCGCTCATATCTGTCCGAGTCATCTTCGGACCTTCGTCCTCGATGTACTTCGTAACGATAACCTGTTTCGCTGCCATCTCGATCCTCACAATCCGATTGATATCGGACTATTTTAGTGGGATCAGATTTCCGAAACTTGGTTCAGTTTACACGTCGAAGTTGTGCAGACTGTTCTTTATCATGTAGTGGTACTTCTTGAAGAAATCGTACTTCTTCTCGAGTTCGAGAGCGATTTCGAAGACTCTCGATGTTTGATCTGCGATCAAGCCTCTTTCCATGCCGATGTCCAGCTTCTCTAGCTTGAACTTCTTGGCATAGCATGCTGCAGCAGGAAGACTCACGAAACCGTGTTCTGCAAATTCCAGTAGCTCTTCGTAAGAGATCGTCTTGTGCCACATCGCCTTGCACTCTGTATCCAACTGACTGAGGATGTCGAACATGTCAGTAAGGCACTTGTGCATCAGAGTCACAGTCTTTTCTGAGATCTCCGTCAGAGGGTAAGGAATTTCTCCTCGATTTCTCAGACCAACGGCAACGAAGAACAGAGGAAACGTGTCTTGATGAGATCCTCTAAGCACTCGACTCATGTTGTAGACGACAGCATGACGTTGACGAGAATCAATAGCAGGAACCTTGACGATCGGAACCAGGTCCTTATCGAGAGAAAGCTTGGTTCCTGAGAACATCAGACGGAAACCCATCCACGATCGATAGGCTAGTTTAGATCTTTCCGAACTCAATCAGATCTCCAGTTCGTTAGAATTCTCGGCGATTTCATCGGACTTCTTCTCTTTGCTAGACTTCTTCAGGAGCTTCCTGGCGTCAGCATCGATCTTCACCCTGTTCTTGAATGCATCAGAGAACTTCACGTCCTCCGGATCGATGTTAGGATGTAGAGAAAAGAAATCAGTCAGTGCATCAAGAAAATCAATTTCTTCGATGGACTTCCGATTCAGCTCTTGCCAATGGTTGACAATGGATTTTTCAAATTCTTGCATTTCATCGAGATCGTCTGTCATGAGTCTCCTATTAGCGGTTGAGATTAGGATATCAACTTTGGATTAGAAAAGAAACAAGAACATGCGCACGTTTCGCAGGCGTCTAGCGCAAGCGCTCCGTGCAGGCACGGGCATAACACATGCATGCATACACCCATATGCACACGGGCACGCACGCGCACATGCGACTCCTCGACTCTCTTTCCTACGATTGGGATGAACAGCTTGGACTAATTGATTGCTCGACACACCTGACCGACGATTGGCAGAACGTGTTTTAAGAATCACCACTGGCCGTCAAGGACCACCAGAGTTAAGTTGAATGTAGTCAACAGAGTCCTCGATGTAAACAGGTGAAGTGGTAACGTTTCGAACTGAAGAAAAGTTGATACAGGAGATCACTGCAAGCTCCTCTCTATCCGATAATAGATTATTAATCGGTACTATGACCTATTCACTGCCCTGCTCCTGTGTCAATCTGAAACGTCATCATATCATTTTCAAAGAATGCATTTTCAGTGTTTACATTCAAAGCTAAAAGTTGATACAAACGTTCTACCAAAACAGAAAAGGTGCATACAAAAATGTCTACTGCTTTAATGACCAAGATCACGACTCCTGAAAATTCTTTCATCAGCTTCGAAGAAACTTCTCGATACGGGATCAAAAAAGGTCAAATCTGGAAATCAGTTGGATTTCCGAACTATTACGGAGACCTCAAAGTTCTTTATGTTCAGCGGCGTTCTAAGGAAGCTCTGATCTTCGTAATCGACGAAGCGAACGATACTGTTCGTTCGATCAATGCTTACAATCTTGCACGAACCGGCAATTTTCGCCTCGTAACTTCTAAACATTAGAGTTTTGAAGTTTTACGTGATCACTGCTGTTTGATACAAGACACCTATTCCAAACGAGGATAAGAACGATGCAACTCTCCGATTTCTTTATCATCCGTGACAAGTTCCTCAGACATGTCCGCCGGAAGCTCAAAGGAGTTCAGTTCGATCTCAAGGCGAAGTCATTCGACTCAGATCAGAAATCATTCTTCCAAGACTTCGCTGAAGCGCACCTACTCACCGAAGCTGGAAAGAACGAACTTTCGATCATCACGATCAAAGAGCTCACGAAACAGACTCTCGACATCAAGAACCGCATCAAGCCTTTCGAAGAACAGATCGAACTCACCCAACGATCTGGAGATACTCCGAAACGCAAGAAAGCCTTCATCGCAACTCAGATGGAGCACATCGAGTACTGGAAGAATAAGTACACTCCGAAATTCCCGTCTCGAGACCAGAATACTTTCCTTCTTTCCTCCTTCGACATGAATGGTGAAATGACCTTCAAAGGTTTCAAGCAGAAATGTGAGATCGGTCCTGACGTCCAATTCACAGTCATCGGCGATGCTGCATTCGTGAAGCTCAAGGAACACAAGGAATCGGACAGCAAGCCTTACGACAAGAAAGACCGTCTCATCTGGGAAGAGATGTGACACCAGACGTAATATAGCATACGAGCTCTAAGACAATAGTTCATTGTAGAACGCCTGTCTATACGACTCCGAGAAAAGGAACTAGCATGGCATTTTCAGATCTTAAGAAGAAGGCTGGCGACATCGAGTCGATCCGTCAACGAGTCTCCTCTGGCCAAGGTGGCAATCAAGAAGAATACCTCAATCTTGGTATCGACCAGACTCGCAATGGCTACATTCGCGTTCGTCTTCTTCCTGCTCCAGAGAACGAAGACTCTCCGATGGTCTCGTACTCTCGCTTCAAGTTCAAGAACGGTTCGAAGACCTACAACGCATATCACCTGAAGAACATCGGACAGAACGATCCTTGCCAACAGTATCTGTCGGCTCTCTGGGAAGATGGTTCGGAAGAAGCCAAGAAGCTGTACTCCGAGCGCAAGCAGAAGCGCAATACCATCGTCAATCTCGTCGTCATCGAAGACAAGGTCAAGCCTGAAAACAATGGCTGGACCGGTCGTTATCGTCCGCCTGCTGCGATCAAGAAGATGATCGAAGAAGCTCTGAACCCCACTCCGGACAAGTTCAC